ATTTTATTTTCCTGAAATCATTTTCGCCAACTTGTTAAATCGCTCCTCGGTAATCGCCATATACTTTTCGAGATCAGCTTTGCTTTGGGCTAGTTGCTGTTCGAGATCTCGGGCATGTTGTTCGATGATCATCGAGCGCTTCTTCATATCCTCCTCTTCCTGTCGCTTCTTGTCCTCCTCGGCTTTCTTGTCGGCTAAATCCATCTCCATTACACCCTTGAACCCACGCTGTTCTGCCTCTATTATCTTCTTTGGTCGGCGAAACTTGCCTTCTGCATTACGTTGCGACTTATCGCAATACTTAGACTCTTCTCCCTTGAAGTCCCTATCTATAATCTGGACAATAGGTTTAATTTTGTGGCGGTGTTCGTCGCAGTCTAAATCCTTACATTGATCAATATACTTCTTGAAAGGATAATCCTTTGGGTCGCTTTGAATGATAATTGGGGTTTCCATCTTTATCATAAGAGATAATATTTTTAATAAGAATTAACACAAAACGTCAAAACATTGAGTTGTAGCTGGTCGTTTCCGTCAGTTGAATATCCCGAGCTATTCCACACGTATATGTCATTCCATCCGGTCCCTACATTTCCTATATAACAATTTAGTGGAATAGATACATGATTATAGGCATTGTTTGTAAAGGTATTAAAATAGTAATAGTAATATGAACCACTATCTCTATTATACACCCTTACGCCGAACTGAGCGGTATAACTACCTGTCCAGTAGCCCGAATATTTACCCGTGAGAACAACAGAAGATGTTGAATTATATTGATAGAAAGCATATACAAAATTAACACCACCACCCCACGCTATACTGTTATTGTTATATAGTTCTTTTGCTACGCACTGTCCTCTGCGGAATGTAGAACCATCAAATAGAACGGGTTGAGAATACTGAGAGGTATTTTGTGGGACATCATTAAAAACATAATTACCACCAGTGAAGGACACATTATTATTCATATAGACACGCCCTGATGCATTATCAACATAGAAAGGGCGAAGACCATTCCACGATCCATATTGATCGCCCGAATTCGTAATCAGTAAATAGGTTGTTGAACCGTCCTGCCTCCACATCACACCATAATTACCTTGTACCATTCTGTATTGCCCATAACCGTTTAACCCAGTCGTAATTTGTTCTCTTGCGTATTCAAAAACAATATTTCCATTTGGGTCTATTCTCATTCTGTCCGCTCCATCTGTCGCAAAATGTATATTAGAACCATTTTCTGCCTGTATGTAATTATCAGTCGTCGTTGAGTTTCCAATATATAATCTTCTTGTTGAACCCGCATAAAACTCTATGAAAGGGGCGTTAGAAGAATTACCACCGTTAAATGTAGCGTAGTAATTTGGATTACTTCCATTCTTAACAAGCCTTCCACCTACTCCCGCATTAATAAATAAATCGCCACGGGTTTCTACATTAGAAACACCCCATCCCATATTACGCCCTATAATAAAGCTATTTCCTGCGTTTGTATAGTACATCAAAGAGGCTACTCTATTTCCTGCGTCGTGAACGGCTATTTCGGTATCATTTAGACATTCCAATAATAGCCCTGCGGTGTTGCTATTCCATAAATTACCACCGCCATAATTTCGTGTTGGGTCGCCAATCGTTAATGAGCCTGTTTGCATATAACTATTGAGGTTCGCAAAGTTCGTCCCACCGCAAATATTGCCTGTTCCAATGACCTGAAAGGTTGCTACTGGATTAGTTAAACCAATTCCCACAGTCCCACCATACGCCTGTAAGGCTAGGGGCAATTTACTCGTACTGTCTACATTATTCGTTTGATAACACTCAATAGAACCAAATGCACCATTGACTGATGACATGTTCACCACTACACCATTACCGCTATTTCCTGATGGATTGGCCGATATGATTTGACTATTTACCGTTAGTGCGGATTGAATATTTCCTGAAACCGTCATATCGGCACGTGTGAGAATAGCACTGTTAAAACGGACATATTGGTTAGCGGTTGATGGTTGAAAGAAGAAAATAACTGTCCCTAAGTTTGTGGGAAAGATATTCACGCTAAACGTAATGGTAATCGTTTGCGCCGATGTGGTAATGGGAATATTGGATATATCACTAATGGCTAGTGGCGTTCCACCAGCAGTAGTATATTGATAGACAGAGAGATACATCAGCTGAGACGCTATCATATTGCTAAACGTTGCCGTGTATTTTGCCCCTGTTTTGTAGGCTAGTCTTGATGCACCAATCTGTTTAATGGTGAACCGTGTCCACGAAAACGCTGGAACCGAAGGGGTGCCTGTTGATTGAACCGTGTAGGTAATGGTGGTCGTCCCAACCGTCGGAGTAAAGTTCCACGCATAGGTGTTTGTCCCTGAAATCGGTTGTGGTGAACTATATACCGTAGTTGCCCCGTTGACAACGGTAAAAAATGGCGGTGGGCTAGTTGCAAAGACTAGTGGCGTTAATCCTTCCCAGACGCACCTCAACGATTTCCCGATGTGTGCCGAGACGTCAAAGGTAATCGTGGCGATTCGAGAACTTACGGTATTGGCCGTCCAGCTTCCAGTGATGGTTGTTGATGCACCAGCTGTAAAAGAACCACCTGTATAACCAAGATCTAGCCCCACGGACATGCCAAAATTTCCAGCACCTGCAAGATTATAATAGGTAGAGGGTTTTGTTAGAACGCTTACAGGCATAGCCCCCGTAAAATCGCTTCCGCCTGTTGCGAGATTGGTTTCGTTGGCGATTTGTGATTGAATAGACGCAAAGGCACTATTCACATTCGTACTATAAGTATCGCCCATTACCACGTTGTTGTTAAAGGTGTTTGTTCCTGTCCACGTGTTGTTTAAGGGTAGAAGGTTAGTTGCACTAGGCACGGGGAAACTAACCACACCACCGCTACCGTTGACACCCAGAGCATAGGTAGGAGTGGCAGAGGGGACGCTTGATATCGTCAATTTAGACACGGTAAGCCCCGTTGTTTTACTCAATTCTAGAACAGGCGTTCCTGTGTTATCTTTGATCTCATAATTTCCGCTTCCATTCACAGAAATCGAAAACTGATTAGCGGTTCCGTACGAGAAGTATTGATTACCCGTTAGTTGATTATCCACAGAATAGACCGTCTCCCCAGCGAATAGCCTTTCGGGAAGCCATAAACTGGCTCCGTCCGTATATATTTTTTGTCCAGAAGAGAGATTCGTGAATTCTAGGTTTGATCCCGATATCGATATAGAGTAGTCTGTCCCGCTTGAATTAACCTTCACGGTATCTATCTCAGCGGTGGGTGCGACTAGTTTGTTTGCGGTGAGGGTGTGCGTCCCCAGATTCACATTTGCATTTGCTCCTGTGTAGGGGACGAAGTTCGCAACGTTGATCCCCTCGATATAGGCAACGGCGTTTTGTAATGTAAGTAGATTGACCACGTCGTTGTTTGCCAAGGGAGCGTACGATGTTCTAATGGGCTGAACCCCTGCGTTAATTGGTTTAGTGGCCCCAGTATAGGGCACGAGATTGTCGATATCTATATCCTGCCCATTAATAGACACACCGTTTACGTCAAGGTAGGTTAGACCGTCTAAACTGTTAGCAAAATATTGTTGTTGAAGACCGTTGATCGACATGTTTATTTATTATATTTCTTATTATTAATAAAGAAAAATAATGTCGACTGCAAAATCGCATCCTCTCACCGAGAAAATGAAACCCCGAGATAATCAAATTATCGAAAGCGACGGTGTATTGCCTCTTGGATCGAGAGTCCTCTTCTTCATAGGAGGAAAAGGCAGTTCCAAAACGACGACTGTCCTCAACCTCTTAACGCTCAAAGAGAGCCCCTACCGAAAGTATTTCAAAAATATCTTCCTCATCTCACCGTCGGCTTCTGCCGATAAAAAACTATCGGGTCTATATGACGAACTTCAACAAGAAGATAAAGTCTACGATACTCTTAACGAAACCGTTGTGCAAGAAATTATTGATAGGTTAAAGGATCTCAATCAAGACGCACCAAAAAATCAGCAGAATTTGGTAATCATCGATGACTGTTCGCATCTTTTGCCGACAGGGCGCAAACCTTCAAAGATCTCTGGTCTTTTTACGAATTCCAGACACTTAAAGACGTCTGTGTGGCTCATTGCGCATAAATTTACGACGATTCCCCCGATGATTCGAAATCAGGTAGACGGCCTGTTTATATACAAGACCAATTCGAAAAGTGAATTGAAATCGTTTCAAACCAATCTTAACGTAGATGAAGACATGTTCGCCCAAAATTTGAAGGAGGCAACAGGTAAACCTTACGGGTTCCTGTTTTTGAATCTAACAGGTGCCAAACCAAAATATTATGATCGATTCGACGAATTACCTGATTCTTAAAATTATATTTTTAATTAAAATATAAATATTATTCTTAAATTATTTTCGTTTATAGATTCCTTCGCTTAGTGAGACAGCTATTTTCTGTTTCTCTGCCTGTTTATAGGTAAGACCTTTTTTACTGA